CCCCCGCCGAATCGCGCGACATTGTCTACCTCGAACGTCGAGCCGCGCCCCTGCGTGTTGGCGTCCCACGAGCCTACAGGCGCATCGGGGCTCGCACCGCCGAACTCCGCGCCCCATACCCATTGCACGCCGGCCGCCTGGATGACGCCCCACTTGCTGGTGAATTCCTCGTCGGTGTTCGGGTTGCCGGTATTGGTGGTGCCGAGACCCGTGGTGACGGCGTCGTTGCCGCGCGCTTGCGCCTCCGTGACACCGTAGGCGAGCGCGGCAAATTCGTGATACGCGGCCGGGCGCTTGCCGTGGCTCGCGAGCACCTCGGCCATGTTCCACCAGGTCCCGTCGTAGACGGAGCTACCATCCCCGCCGAAGGCGTCGGGGATTTTGGGCTTGCTTGAGTTGTCGGCAATGGTGACGTTGTGCGCCGAAGTGCCGTTGACGTGGTGGTCTGCGCCGAGCAGGTAGATGTCGGCCCAGAACATTCCCGCCACCAGTGTCATGCCGCGCGGGTCGGGGCACGCCGGACGCCAATGCAAATCCCAGAACGAGAACGCGTTGATGGTCGGCGTCGTGTCACCGCCGAGCTGCCCAGTCGCATTGCCGCCCGGCGCGTAGTGAAAGCCGCCCACCTTGCGCGCATCAGCCACCGGCGGCGTATCGTGGTCGTCCGTCGCCTCAAGCTCGCCGTCGGGGTGACACCAGATGGCGTAATCGGTGCCGGCGACGGGTGAGCCCGGCATGGTGATGGAAGTACTGGCTGCAATCGACAATACGCTGCCGTCAACTTCGATTTCCATCGCCTGCGAGGTCTCGGCGGCGAAGGCGCCCGTCTTCGACCAGGCGGCGATCTCGCCGTCTCTCTTGGCGAATAGACTCAGCGCCCCCGAAACGAATTCCGCCCACTCGCCGCCGACAAACTGGTACCGCTTGTCCTCATCCTCGACATAAGTCCACCAGCCATCATTTGGCACGTACAGCTTCCAGGCGCCTTCGACCCGAACCGCGACCTGGTGCTCGTTGGCGTCGCCTGCAGGCACGATGTAGCGATCTCCATCACTTGGCGAACCGGGCAGGCTGGTGGTCCGCGAGATAACTGACAGATGGGTAAGCGCGCCCAGTCCGACCAGGTTATCGTCATTTTCAGCGTGCCATCCGTTGAAGCCGAGCCCCCAGGCATACTTGAGCCAGCTCAGAATCGGGTGTGTTTTAGCCGCCATTCACAATCCCCCGTAATCGTTGCCGTAATGCCGCCCGTAACCGGCCAGGCGCACGCCCTCGCGGCGCTGGAACTGCCAGCTTATGTGCCCGTCGCGCACGCTCTCGATCTCCGACGTGATGAAGCCGAGCGCGTCGCCGTCCGCAAGCTCCTGTGCCTCGTCGTACACGTATACTTCCGCGTCGATGTCGTTCACCGTTCGGCGCAGCGCGTCCGTCACGCCGTCACGCACGCGCACGGTGTACTTGGTACCCGGCTCCGGTCCGATCGGGCCGGCGTCCTGTGTGATGATCGGCCCGGTCTGCAGCGTGCGGTCCCGGCCCGCCCATTCCAGCGTCGGCACGCCGGCGACCTCGACGGGCCAATCCTCCGTATTCACCCGGATCCGCCCCGGCGGATAGGGACGCACGAAGCGCGCGTCGAATACGATCTGGTCAGTCGGTGCGCTGGAGAGGAGCAGCCGGCCGAGCGCGGTGCTGGGCAGCAGGCGCACGTCCACCGCCTCGGTCTCGTTGTACTCGGTCGCCGACACGCTCTCGAAGTTCTGAGCAAAGAAGATGCGCGCGCCGCTGGCGTGCTCTGTCGGCACCGTATCGATCACTGCCCGATCGACGGTGACCGTGCCGGCCGAGATGTCGATATCGGTGACATGCAAAATCTCGTCGCCCAGGTAGGCCAGCGTCCCCGTCTCCACCAGGTCGAGATCCTGCGCGGCCGTCGAGTTGTCGATCGGCAGCACGGTTTGCTGCGGCGCGATGTCGTCGTCAAGCGTCGTCGAAGGCGAGAAATCGCCGAGACCGCCGTCGATCTGGAAGCCGCCGCCGGCATCGACCCACACCTCGTAGTTGAAAGCATCGCTGCTTGGCCTTACGGCGGAAGTCAGCAGAAACCCGGCCGTGTCCTCTATCTCGGCAAGCAGGGACTCGGAGTCGGCGAGCTCGACCGCCACGTGGAGATACGTCGCCTCCACCAGCTTGCGATGCGGTGCCGCCGCCGGCGCGTTCAGCGGCTCCACCCATTCGGTGCTCGTCGGCGCCGCGAATTCGGGCGCCACCACGGCGAAGGCATCCTCCACGGCCGTCACCGTCACCTTGCCGTCGGCGATGGTCCCGTAGTCGACCTCGACGATGCGCACGATCAACTCGGAGACGCCGTAGTCCGGCCACGTAAACTTGCGTACGTCGCCAGGCCGCAAGACCTTCTGGTCGGCCGTCAGCACGAGCTGCAGGCGGGCCAGCGGCGTCGAGAGCTGCCTGAGATCCCGCGCCGCCAGCGTGGTGGCGAGCGACGCCTTGGTCACGCCGGCGTAGTGGATCGTCTCGTTGATCACCTGGCCGCCCTGCTCCTGGAGCACGGCCAGGTTCTGGATCGTGATGCTGCGATCCTTCCACGTCGGGAACCCGCCCTCTCCGTCGACCCAGGTCACCGTCACCTCGTTCACCAGCTCGCCCCATCCGGGCCGCTTGTAGTCGACCACCTGGACCACGTTGCTCTCGTCGAGCACGTCCAGTGTCTCCGGATCGTAGTCGTCGCGCGCCAGTGCCAGCCGCCACCTGCCGGTCTCAGGATCGACGTATGCAGACGCATCGATGTGGCGCAGCACCGTCAGCAGGAAATCCCCCACGTCCTGCTGGGCGTCGCGCCACTCGAACGAAAGCCCGAACCCCTCGCTCGCGAGCGCTGAGGCCACCGCACCGAAGCTGACGGTTTCGATTCTATTGTCGCCATAGCCCATTCCCCAGGTCGGGTGCGTAATCAGCTCGTAGAGAATGTGCGCAGGATTAGCGTCTTCGCCGATCAACGCGCTGCCGGCGCCCGGCCATCCGCCAGGCGTGCGGCGACCCGTCAGTGACCAGGGCTTGAACCGAGGCACCGTGCCGAGATAGGGCTGTCGCAGCACCAATCCCAGGAGCCCACGGAACGCCGGCACGTCGCCCAAGTGCGCCAGCAGGTAGGAATTTTTCGGCTGCGCGGGGCCGCCCATCTCCACGTCCACCGTGCCCTCGACGCCGCCCTCGCGGTCCTCCCCACCGAACAGCTCCGGCTCGCTGATGGCGATGGCGCCGCCGAATGACGTGCCGGACCAGGCCGTGCGGTCGCCGACGCGGATCTCGCTGATGTGGTCGAGCCCGCCGTGACAGAACGCCATGTGCATGCCGACGAAGTACTTGTAGCCGACAGTGACTTCCTGCTGTCCTTTACCGCCGCCGCTGCTCATTCGCCTCCGCCTCTGCTAAATCGCACAGCGCGATCGCCTGCGCGTCTCCGCTTTGCCTGAGCAGCTCCACCGGTATGCCGTGTCGCAGGAACTCCCTCCAGTCCAACCCGTATCGATTACACCAGCGCCGCGCGCCACGCGTGCACATGTACAGCGCGCGCACGTGGCGGATGGTGACCTTGACTCTGCCCGTCATTTCTTGCCCGTCTTGCTCTTGATCGGCACGGCCCTCAAATCCCCGTACCAGACCACGTTCGGCGCGCGCAGGTGCCGGCGGCCGAACAGCACCGGGATCGCGCCGCCTTCCTCGGCCGTCGGCACGTCGACCTCGTCCAGGCCGGCCGGCGGCGGCTGGGCTTGCGGCCCCGGGCGCAGCAGCCAGGACAGGACCAGGTTGATGGCGATCGCGGCGAGGACGTTCCAGACCATTTAAAACACCTGCTCCGCGCCGAACGGGCTGCGCCGCGGGATATGCAGGAAGCCGCCGAAATTCTCCTCGTTCGAGAACTTGTCCCGGCAAGTGGCGAACGCGTGGTCGCAGCCCGAGAAAGCGAACACGGTGTCCCCAACCTCGGCGCCTAACATAGGAGAGCCGAGCGTGATGGTGTCGCCCACGTGGCCGACGATGGCGCGCCGGCCCGTCTCATGCTCGACGTAGCCCGCCGTGAGCTCGCCGTCCGGCAGCGCGTCAAATTCTGCCGCGGTTAACGTCAGGCTGGTGCTGCCGGTCAGCACTGCCTGGATGCGGGAGTCGTTCCGGTCCAGCGTGCATCCGCTGTCGTACAGCGCGTGCCGGCAGTGCTTCTGGTACCGCGCTCGCAGTCCTCGGCGCCTGAGTGATGTGGAGATTGGTTCGCATTCCGCCACCGCCTCGCTGCCGGACCAGGCGACATTGACGATGCGCCCGAGCCAGATGAGCAGCGTCGCGGCATCGTCGCGCTGGAACACCTCCGCCTCTACGATGGCCGAGGGCGGCCCGGCTACGAATCGCTGTGCGATTTGTGTATCGCGCGGCAACCGGATCGAGAGCTTCGAGCGGGCCAGCTCCTCGCCGCCGCGCACCGCATCGCGCCGCACGTAGCTCGGCTCGTAGCTCTCGCCGAGATGCTCCACCGCCTGCGGTGCGGTAGTAATCCGGAAGGA